CTCCGCAACTTGAGCCGTGGTGACGGCGGCTGCTGAGTTGTCGTCGTCCTGAAGGTCTTCGTCAGTGAAGGCGACGGTTGTTGAACCATCCTCACCGCTCTTGGCGTCAGCGTCCATTGCGAGGATCACCTCGTAATCGTACGCCCGCTTCATCGCGTTGGCGGCGTTAATGGCGTACTCGCTCTCGGGGGTGATCAACAGTCTGATTTTGTCCTGTTGGTCCACGAGGTCGGCCCACTCGTAATCCACCATCGTCACCATCCGGCGGGTGTGCTGGCTGTTGACGAGCGGCGTATCCGCGTGGCGCGTGGTCCGTCGCACCGCGGCGGTTGCCCCAAGGCGCTCGAAGAAGTGCGCTTTACCCGTCACACTTTCTTCACGAACTTTGCCCTTCAAAACACTCTGGCTCTGTTGCCAGAGGTGAATAACGTTCCCCTTAAACTGTAGAACTCTCGAAACTTCGATTGTATCGGACATGGAAAAACCTCTAGGTAGGTCGGCACAAGAACGGTAGGGTTCGGTGAGTTACCCGTCGTACGGACTCACCTTCGCCGTAACGTGGCGCTGAAGCGGTAGGACTTACCTACGTGCAGAAGGACGCTGACGCGCTACCCTTCAGTACTTTGGAAGACGTTTCTTTTTGCGGGTGGCCATAATGTTTCCAGGGGGGAAGTTGGGGTTGAGCGAGTTGTTGAGAGGTCGGACACGGCCAGGTGACGCCGCATAAGTCACACACGGCGGGGCCTTGGTAACGGTTAGATTTCACCCGCAACAATCTGATAATACCGGTTCACTTCTTCTATAGCGTCGTCGTGGCCTGCCAACCGCTTGTTGTGGTACGGGTGAGCCTTATCGTTCATAATCGCGTCAATCTTCTTTTGCGCTTCACTACGCCCGATAGCGAGTTCACCCGTTGCCGGTTCCATCCCGCCGTGTTCCGCTAACTCACGCCCGATCTTCGCGGCGAACTTGACCATGGCGGGGTGATTGCCGAGGCCCGTGGTTTCGAGGTAGTTCACGAACTCATCCCCGCCGAACTCACGTATAGATTTCGTGGCGTAGGCAATGTTCCGTTCGTACGCGGCTTCCGACCCGTACTCCTCAATCAACTTCGCCTTGTTCTCGTGGGCGACTTTCGAGTGGTCGGGGTAGAAGGACTTTATCTCGTTAGCGAATAACCCAAGGACGGCGTTCGCTTGTTCGGTAGTCAACCCCGCCTCGTGCATCTTCGCCTTGGTGTCCTTGAGGCGGTTCTCGTCCCACTTAAAGGACTCGTGAATGTCGGGGAGTTTCAGGTCGTACTTATCGGACGACTCGGGTACGCCCAGCTTCGTACGAATGTCCTTCAGCTTGGCGGCTTTGACTTCGGGGGCGTCCTTCTCACTGGGGAGGCGTATTGATCCACCGATTACGCTCTGTGCCTCAACGTGGGACTTCAGCACCTCTGACAACGGTTTTCCCTTGAACGAGTCGAACACCTTCTCGCTCCCCTTCGGAATGTCCTTACTCCAATCGTAGGGAGTGGGGGCGGGTGTCGGCGTCGGTTCAGGGTTCGGGGTTGGTGAGGGATTAACTATCGGGTCCATCTAACTCTACGTCCTCCATTATGGGGTTGTTGGTGTACGAGTTGAACATTCGGATTACGCTACGCTCCCCCTCGTTGCGGGCCATGATGAGGGGGTCGCTATTGAAGGAAGAACGGTCGTTGTAGAGGCGGTTGAGGTCTTCGAGGAGTAACTTACCGAGGGGGGTACTGAAGACGGTCTTGATACGTTCGTGAAGGGTCTCAGGCGACTTCGGCGGCTTGCGGGGTGCCATAGGGGGAAGTGGGCGCTCCTTGTGAGGCGACTAACTGTTCGTTCGCCCCTGCGAGTTTGGACACGGTATCGGCGTTTACGTTTTGCTGTTCGGCTTGCATCGCGGCCTGTTGTGCTTCAGCTTCGGCGGCCATGAGTGCGTCGGCATCTTCATCGGAGAGTTCGAGGTCAACCGGGGCACCCGTCGCCTTCATTAAGAACGAGAAGGTTTTGTTCGTGTTGAGCTTCTTCATAATCTTGGAAGTCGGGTCAATCTGTACGACCGCCCCGCACCCCATCATTAACTTATTGAAGGACGTAAGCTCCCCACCGCGCTGTGCCCGTGCAAGTGGGCCTTCATACTGTACGTCAATCCCGACGAGACCGTGCTTTGAGGCGTACTCCTTCACGATAGGAGGGGGTGGGGGCATTAGTCCCGCCCGTTCGAGCATCTTGAAACCACGAGCGATAAGGGGGTTCAGATACTCAAACTCTAACCGCCCCATCGTCGGACCAAGAATCTGTTGCGCGAGTTCGATACGGCGTTCGACTTCAGTAGCGGTAATAATCGTTTTGTCGGGAAGTTGAAGTTGATCCGCGAAGAACATCCGACGAATGGAAGCGCGGCGGTCTTGCGTGAGGGCCGCATTCACGTCCCACTTGCCCCCTTGCTCCATCGGCATAAGGGCGTCCATATCACGGACGATATTGATAGACGAGGGTTGAGTCCGAACACGCCCGATAACCCCATCCTCACGCGCCTTCAACGGGGGTTCAATGATCTTCCCCCAACCTCGAAGCGTGAGTTCGTCAGCCTTGTTGAGAGTCTTAATGTCGGGAAGGGCAATGTGCCCCGGCCCGCGTCCAACCGTCTCACCCGACGTTTTACTCCACCGCGTACAGAAGAACGGGTTCTCGTCAAAGCCGTCTTCGTTTAACAACTTCTTTTCGTCTAACTCAACGTAATACGAACCCCAGGGTTTGTTACGCTTCAGTTTCCCCGGGGCCGTGTGGCGAGGAAGGACCGCGTGGAGAATGTCGATATGCTCGTCAGGGTTCTTCTGAAACTTCTTACGCGCCTTTTCGCTTAACGCGTCCTCGCCCCACTTCTTCACCGCGGCACCGACCGCCCAATCCAATTTACGGATAACCGTATCGACTAACCCCTCCGCGTCTTCAGCCATGACGTAGGAGCCGATCGCTTCAGCACGAAAGAGGAAGCCCCCGAAGCGTGCGCCGTTCTTGGCTTCACGTTCTTCGAGAGACAGATTGCCAAGGCCGAACGTAGCTAAGTCAAGGTAGAACTCTTGGGACTCAGTGACAAAATTCGACTGACGAAGGTACAGGTAGAAAATGTTTGCACACTTCTCTAACCATAGCTGAACGTCTTTCTCCTCGTTCAACTCCTCCTCGTTCATCTTGAGAGAAAACCACCGTATCGCCATGTTGGTAAGGGACCCAGCGATAAAGGCGGCTAGTTTCGTAGCGGCGTCAGGGGCGGTGGAATCAAACAACCGATCGGTCTGTTTCGCCCCTTCCGTGCGTTTGGTGATGATGTTCTTACGCGTGGTGAGGATGTAGTCAGCGAGTTCTTGCCACACACCCCGCGCCACGCCGTAGTGGTCCCAGAGGGTGTTGTACCGCTTGACAATCTTCTCGCCCTTGGACATGGCCATTAGTCAGACTTCCCGAAGTTGTGACGCCAGATGTGGGTGAGCAGGTAGGACAGAGGGACAGTGATAGCGGGTTCTTGTGGCGGGACGGGAAAGCCCGCTAACCGACGAAGCCAATGGGCACGAAACGTAATCTTTGGATCACACCACATTATCGACCTAACGTTTTGAAGTTGCCGCCGAGGAGGGTAGGGCGTCCAATGTTCTCGTCGTCAGGAACACCTTTCGACCCCGTAAGGAGCGTACTGTTCTTCCTTCGCCGTGGGGAGCTTGCGGGGGTTACGTCCGGTGAGGCGAGCGGTTGAACGGCGGGAGTAGCGGGGAGTTTCGGGGGTTCGGGTTGGAGGGCGGCTTGATAGGATTGTGCGGCGTCGAGAGAGACACCACCCGCCGCGCCTGTTTGGGTGGCGGCTGAAAGGATTGCCCCCGCAGCGGCTCCACCTTTTCCTTGTTTCGCTTTCTCGTTAGCGATGTAGCCAGCGCGGGCGTACTCACTGTATCCACCCGTAGCGAAGGCGGCGAGTCCGCGGGTGAGGGGGTTATTCAGTACCTTCTCTTTGAAGTCGCCTTTGTAGCGTGACCCTTTCGGGTGCGCGGCTAAGTGATTCAATCCCCACTCAGTTGCTTCGAGACGATTATTTTTACCTGAATACTGTTCAGGCATTTGATACGTTTCAGCTTGCCAGTTACGAAGGATGGCGGCGTCGTCCGCGGTGGGGCGTCCTGCAACGATCCGGTGAAGGGCCGTCGCTTCCTGTTCGGAGATACGAAAGTACGCGGCAAGGTCCGCCGTGTCGTACCCGAAGGTGAGCATCTTCGAGTCTTCGTCAAACTGTTGTGTAGCTTTTTGAGCGGTGAGAAGGGTATCGCGGCGGGCCATTAGACACCGTACACAGAGAAGTCAGAATCGGCTGAGGACTGGTAAACCCCAAGAGGATTGTAGGCAGAGTCGGCGTGAGTTTGTGCGAGTGGAGGACGGCCGGATTTTTCTACGACCGCGCCTGTGCGTACGGCGTCAGCGAAGTTAGACGCCCAATCGTGGACGGGCGTTTCGGCGTAACACTTCTTCTCGTCGTCGTATTCCTTGTGATATTCCTCTAACGCTTGAATGCCCTTGAGACACTTCTTGTCGTTGAACTCCATGCGGGGGAGTAACAAGCGTACGGACTCAATACCTTCCGTAATGTGGAGCTTCGGGGCTACGGTGATGTGGGTGAGGCCGAGGGAACGGGCTACGTCGATCCGCTTCACGTTGGAGGAGTATTCAGTGACGTTAATGTCGTGCGGGAGAACGTGTTTCTCGTACGTGTAGTCCTTCTCACGGACCACCTTGACGTAGTGCGCGAGTCCCTGTTGTCGGTTGTAGTAGAGGTCGATAGCGCGGGGGCGTCTGCCGATATGTTGTACGAACCAAATCACATTGGCGTCGTTCCGTCCTAAGTCCCACCACGTCTCTACAGGAAAGCGCGGTTCCCACGGGAAATCACCAATCCGGTGTTCCGCGTGGGCGAGCTTCATGAGGTGCCCGTAGTACGCCCCTTCAATCGACCCCGTGAACGAACAGTAGTACTCTTGGTTAATGATGCCTTCATCAGTTCCCCGTCGCCGGAGACTGTCAATGTAGGCTTGGTCAATAATCGGCTCGCCAGCTTCATTCTGAGTCTGTTCAACCGTGAGGAGTTGTCTGAACCATCCTTCGATCCCGGCCCCTTCGTACAAGTCGTATCCATGATTGTGTCCTCGTGGGGTGTAGACGAATAACGCCCACCCCTTGTTGGCGGCGAGAATGGGTTCAATGAGCTTCCAGGCGATAGGCTTCTGAATGGCGTACTCTGAGAAAACGCAGCCTACGGGGTTGGTGCCCATGATGGAGTCAATACGGTCGGTTCCGACAAGTTGAATAATTGAGCCAGTCACTAGCTCAATCTGCATGTCGGTTTCGTTGATTTTGGGCTTGTTGGCCTTGTCAAGTGCTATGAGTTCTTTGGGGATGTACGAGAGAAACTTACGGCCCTTGTCGTCCATTCCATCCCAAATAACTTTTTTGGCTTGCCCGTAAGTTGGGAACGCATAGAAATAAGTTCCCACACGGTCGTAAATGGCGGCAGTAATCAGAAGGTTCAACGCAGTGATATCTTTTCCGCATCTTCGGTGCCAAAGCAGGACCGCCCGTTTCTTCTGCATACCCCCTTGGAGCATGTAGTCGATCACGGGACGTTGGTAGGCTCTAGGGGTGTAGTGGAATTCAATAGCCATTAGAGACAGAGAACGAGTGAGACGAAGGGGAGGTTGATGAAGACGTACCGGGCGTTATTGCCCCGTTCAGTGGAGAAGGAAGGACGTTGCTTCCAGTCGTGACGACTTACAGTGAGGTTAAAGTAGTGCATGGGTGGGATGCCCCGTGATTAACCTGGCTCACGGGACCAGAAGCCGTGTCCGCACAGTCATGTACGGAGTGGGCCGTTGATTCGCTATGCTGGCTCAACGGTTAAAGCCTCTGTACACTCTCCACACTCGGTAGAGAGTCAGTTAGAAAAGGAAAGACGCCCCGACGCTCAACACGTCAGGGCGCAAATGGGGCGAGGTTGAGAAGGCATGGAGGGGGTTGGGCGTTAGTAAACAAACTGAGGATGTGGACTATTTACCACGCTGCATGTAAACGTGCCGCGATATTGCCTATCTTCCACCCTACGTGGCGATATAACGGCTTACGGTATAGGCTATCCTCGAACGGGTTCCGCACGTAATCGCGCCAGCCCTCTACGACGCACACAGGTACCCATGTATCCACCCGTTCTCCGCAATAATCAAACGTCACAGGAACCTCCTTGGTTGGTAGAAATGACACACTTTTCTAACTCGTGGAAAAAATGGTGCGGCGGGAAAATTGATCCCCACGCGGCGAACTCACGCCAACAAATTATGGGGTACGGGGGGTAAGACTCCAACAATTCCGCTGACTTACGAGGCGATAGACCCTCAGCTTGAGAGGCTGGGGTACTGTATAACCCGTGGGATTACAACAACTTAGCGGGAGAGCTACTATTCA